ATGGTGCTCTATCTTTTATATGCCCTTTAGGATGAGGCTCTTCAAAAAAACCTCTTTCCTCTGCTTCGGGTTCACCAGAAACACTTTTTAAATTTGGTTGAGTTGCGGTGGGAATACCAGTGCCACCAGTAGAAGGATTACCACTTAATCTTTGTTCTCTACGATTAATTAAAGAGTTGTGTGTTTCAGATGCTCGACCTTGAGCAAGTCTATTTGTATCTGACTCATAAAGACCGTGGCCAGATTTCATTATATAATTATCGTTATCTACAGGATAGGGGCCGTAAGCAGGATCGCCTTTATACTCTTCTTGTTTTGCATTAGGACTTCTTGGATCATTAAATCCTATTGATGGATCAGCTTCAAATTCGGGTACGCCAGGCAGTGTACCCATAATAACGAGTTGTTGCTTCTCAACATCACGAAAGAAACCGACAACATAACTTCCCTCTACAAGAAAAGAGGGAGTGTTGCCCATACCATGCATACAGGGATCAGTGACAGGATGCATAACATGAGCCCAAGGTAAATCGGTTGTAGGTAAATCAACTACACTAGAAGTATGATAACCTAAACAACGAACACGGACACGACCAAGTGCTGATGGGTCATTGCGGTCTTCTACAACCCCAACGAACCATATAAATCCGTCTTGTCCCATAAAGTGACTTTTTTCAACCATTTGAACCTCACAAGTGTGTGAGATTATTTATAATGATTAATGAAGGTCTGGGTCACGACCTAGGCCGGTAACTGGTTTTTTATATTCTTCTATTGCCAGTTTAGCATTAGGAATTATCTGTCCTAGTGCTTCCCATGCCTGTTCATACGTATTAAGACCATCACATATCACCTTTAGGTTATCTGTATCGACTATCTTGAATAGCATAAAGGATATTTAGACAAAAAATATTTTAGAAAAACTCTTTTGCGGTTGCATACTCTACTCCTGTAGAGGTTTTAATCTCAAAAAACACCGAATCTGCGTGTTTTTCTTTCACTGGAACATACTTTTTAGTCTTTTTAGACCAATATTCCACCTCACCATTCTTCAATCTCACATCATCATGTGAGTCTGAAAGCACTTCGGTGAGTTCACCAGAGAAGATGTCACCAACTTCATTTTCAAACTTTACTTCATTACCAATCTTTAGCATTATTAAATTTCTTTCTTATCAACGACTATTTGTGCTTTACGATTTTCCCAAGCTTGATGTTCTGCAGCTTGTTTCATTTTATCACCACGTTTCTTTGCAGCCCTAAGTTCTTCTACAAACTTTCCTGCTTTAGAATCTCCTTCTGGAGTTGTGATATCAATGTCCTTAGGCATTGTGATGGTAGTATGGTCTTTCTTATGAAATCCTTCTTCTGAAATCTTACTTCCCTTACTCTGTTGCCATGCATTATCTACACGAACTAGTTGAGCACCATCTTCTGCCTCAGTAATTCTTGTGCCATCACCAAACCTGTCAGCAACAGCATCACTTACAACTATACCAGCTTTTGCTTCAAAGGTTTTCTGTTCTGTGAGTGCCATAGTAGAGGCTCTATCAATAAGTTCCTTATCTGAAATGTTAGGATTCTCTGATTTGATGAGAGCAACATACTTATTTAATTTTTCAGTTAATTGAACTAAACGAGGATTATCCATTCACATATCTCCTAATTACCATGTTTCTTAAATTTCTCAGCGTTATAGCCTGGGTTTACTGGAAAGGGAGTTGGCTCTTCCAGACCAAGCATCTCTTTCCACTTGTAATGAACAACAATCTTTTCGTTTACAACAGCGTCATAGTACTCTTCAAAAGTATACTTCGTACCGTATCGTTCATTGTAATAACCTAGATGCTCTTCCATGACAAGTTGTTGCCAAGACTTACTCTCACCATCACCATCAGACTCACCGTCCTCTGCAACGATAGTCTCTTCTCCATCATCAATCAGAGAGAGAACTTCTTCCTTTGTCAAACCCAACTTCTCTAGCTTTTCAAGAGCAGAGTTCTTTAATACGTTATTGTCCATCGAGCACCTCTTTCAAATTGGGTTCACTAAAGTTTTCACCCTTGAGAATCTTACCATCTTCTCTATATATGGGTTTACCGTCCTCTCCCAGCTTACTCATGTTAGAACGATGAACTTCAGAGAAGCATTTGTCAAGGTCAATACCAAAGGAATGGCCTGCACCATAGACTACATACAGAATGTCTGCAAGTGCATCTGCAACATCAACAAGAGAACCAGATGCATCACAGATTGCTTCGTTCAACTCTCTCACCTCTTCTTCAATCAGGTCTATTCGTAGTTCCATTGTATTCGCAACAGGCCAATTCGGTTTTGTAACCACTTCCTGACCAAACGCATCCATGAACTCTTTTACTTTTTCAAAATTAGTCAATACTTTTTCCTTATATAAATTTACGAAACCAGTTTTTGATTCTCTGGAATAGTGTAGGTCGAAAGATAGAAGCATAGTTGTCTATGTACTTTTTACTATGCTTCGGTTTAAATTCACTGATTGGCATTACTCTGCTTCCTCTTCTGGACTACCATACTTAAACTCTGTTTCACAGGCGATATTCAGATCACTCATTAACTTCTCTGTAAAATACTTCTCTGGGTTCTTGAGTATCTCCTTACCATAGAGCTTTGCACCATCCACATCATAACGAGTACCAACTCTCTTGAGTATCTCGTACTTCTCTGCCAGTTCAAGCAGACCATAGTAACGATCAAGTCCCTTGTCATAGGTCAGTCGAACATCAACCACCTTGTTCTCTTTGGTTAGCCTCGACTTATGATTCTTACAGTGAATGATATTACCGATAACGTCCGTACCGTCTTTCTCTTTCTTCTTACTGAGATACACAATCGAACTAGCCGCATACTTCAGACCAGAGCCACCACCCATCTCTTTCGTAGAGAATAGACCCATACTCTCGTAGGTATGATTCGTCACCACCATCGGAACATTCGCTCGGCCAAGCTTTAATGTTAACACCCGAAACGCTGCTTTGAGAACCTGAGCTCTTGTCATATCTCTTGTCTCTTTTCCTTCAGCAGTATCCTCGACTTCCTTTGTGGTACTCAGCATACCCAACGAGTCAAGACAGAGAAACAACGGCTTACGATTTCCTTCGCTCTGTGCAAGATAACCATCCAACACTTTGAGAGCCTGAGTACGAAATTCCTGTACAGTTGTAACAGGAAAGATAACCATTCTCTTTGTATCAATACCACGATCAATGACCATCTGCTTTGTGATTGCAGATTCACTCTCAAAGTATATGACACCAGCATCTGGGTTTGCATCAAGAAAGTTTTTTACGATACCCATCAGAAAGTATGTCTTACCTGTTGCACTTTCTCCTGCGAGGGCTGTAATCTTATTTGCTGGTAGACCACCATTCAGATCACCACTCAACAAACCATTCAGTATATACGAACCTGTATCAATAAATGTCGATACATCTCCTGCTTCTACACCATCATCCACAATGGCTGCATATTCATTGCCAACCTCTTTGACAATACTTCTTAAAAAATCACTCATTCTTTATATCCTTCAATCTTTTTTCGTAAAGACCTTAATGCGAGATACCCTACAACAAATAGGATTCCTGTAATACTCGCAAAAACAATTTCAAAAATAATCATATAATCTCCTTATACTAACAAGAACTATAACATAAAATACTGGTTAAGTCAAGACCTTTTGCTCAGTTTTTGAGGGGGGGTAGCTACTTTGTAAGAAGGTAAACCACTCCACCTAGTATGATGATATCTGCACAGATGCTCCATGCGATATATGCACGAAATGCCCACTTGGTAACGGACTTAGAATACTTTGAAAACATAACGAAAACTCCTTAGAGATACTTATTGCATTTATAGATTACAAAAGGGTGCTCAGTTTTAAGGCCCCCTTTCTTTTTAATTACTGAGAGAGAGGGACAACACGTATCCCCACACGTTATATAGAACGAACTTTCACTGTGGGCCAACCAACCTTAATGACCCTCTCTCTATTCTGAGGTCTACGAAATGCCTGTTCAAGGGGCGAAAGGAGAATCCCTGACATTCGTACCTTCAGTGTTCTTAAATTCTTTCTCCTAAGAGACTAACAGTGTCACATGACCTAGATGGCGTATCCATCTCCAGAAGTCTCTTCTCATTATTCTAATAGTACCACACTTAGGATACTTTGTCAAGAAGTATTTTCTCCCATGGCATCAAAGAATTTATCTACTCTCTTACGCCATGCCATGAACTCTGCGAATCCTTTAGCAGACATAGGAACACCAGACTCAGCAGCATGCTCTGCATATATCTCTTTGTATTCTTTTTCAGTCATATCTATTACCTCTTAACGATTCTACATACTCAATATAACATGGTGTCAAGGGTTTGTCAAGTACTTTCTGCATTTATTTGTAATTATTCTGATATATTTTATGAGAGCGTGAGAGTCTGGCCGATAGACTGCAAACTTTAATCACAACAACTATACCTTTATTCTTACCTTTTTAATGATACCCTACATTTGGGTTCTCATGGGATTCTATGGGAGTTTATTCCGCACATTCTTCAATACAGCTCTCTCATACTGTTTATCATTCAGTTTTCTATTCAATGGTGATGGATGTGGCATCGTTATATGGTCTATATTCATACGTTTGAGTACACTCGATACAAACCCACCCAGTGCTATTATAGTGTCATGTCCTTCTATACTCTCTCTTACAAAGTTCATGTCTACATCTTTATGTGAGTACTTACCTTCATATGGTATTATATTCGAGAAGCAGTAGGTATCATACCCCAGAAAGGTCATCCATGATGCAAGTCTATGTAGCGAATGGTTTCTGCGAAATGCAACAGGTGATGGATTGATACCTAGTATGAGAGGATGTTTCATATAAACTTTGGGCCACCGAACCATGCAACCAGTGAGTACCGTGTACCCTTCTTTACTGGTTTTACTCTATGCGTGAAGTATGATGGAAACAGAATGATTGTACCTCTTGTATTTGGTACTCTTTTTATAACTCCATCGTTCTTAATCTCTAGCTCTCCACCGATATAATCATCGTTGAGCAGTATACTCATGGATATCTTTCTTACATGGTCAGAGTGGTTTGGTATAGGTTTTATACCGTTTCCATCTATGTGCCATTTGTAGTACTCTCCTTTGCGATATCGTGCAATCTGTATATCTTCTACATTTTTTATATCAAAGTTCCACTGTGCGCTTTCATTTGCAGCCCAATAGTAATCTGTAATTTGTTGCTTTATGTTTCCATTCGATATCCAGCATATATCTGATTTTCTTTGGTTAGCGTGTATACTGTCTATTGTAGTACCTGTATTCCACGAATTTTTCGCCAAAGATAATAGGGTATCGCATTGCTCTTTGGATAGTGCGCTCTTCGCTACAGTAATTGTCATGGAGTATAGGGTACACAGTAAAAGAAGTCAGATGTCATTTTCTTTCCGATTTCATGAAGTTCTCTCTGCGTAAGGCCATAGTATGCTATAGGGTTTACTTCAAAGCGACCACATTCAGACATATATGGGTTTTCAATCCATACACCATTATATTTAAAACCGTTCTCCATTAATTCCTCTCTCTTCTTACGAAACAGATAGGGGAGCTGTTGATTTAAACAATGCCAAGACTTGAAGTTTGAATACTGGTATGCACACCAGAGAAAAAAACTGTCGAAGGAATTGAACCTTCTTTTTTCAAACGATACAACTGGCCTACAGACTCTAACACTAGGTAATTACTCTAACATTAGGTAAGGGCATCGAACCCTTCTATGTATCTTCTGAAACTAAATCAACAACTCTCCTATCTCTTCATTATGTTTATACTATATCACAAACAAATACCTTTGTCAACACTTTTTTTCATAAATATGTATATTATGTCGAAATACTGGCGAAGAGAGTGGTCTGTAAAGTATGCAAAAGGATTGCATATATTCTATAATCGTTTTATACGTGTACTCAGACGATTTAAACCTCTATTACCGTATCTACCTATAACACCAATAGAGAGATTTGTCAAGGGAATCATGTTTGATTGTACCATGTGTGGTAACTGTAGATTGGGCGTAAATGGTATGTCATGCCCTCAGAACTGTCCAAAAAACCTGTCAAATGGCCCATGTGGTGGTGTGCGAGAGGGTGGATATTGTGAAGTGGAAGAGTTTGCGAACATGAAATGTGTGTTTTATCTGGGCGAAATAGGAAGAAAAAATATGGGGGATACAAAAAATGAGCTCATTCCACCTTTGAATCATAGCCTTAAAGGTTCAAGTTCTTGGTTGAAAGAGATATGAAAACAACATTCTGGATATTGTACATGATAGCCTGTCCGAACTGTGA